AAGACCTCGCACAATCCCTGAGATACATGACCTTGATCTGCAACTGGTGGCCTCACGAATGGGCGACTTTGCCGAGGGCTGGAGACTGTGCCAGAAGCTGGAGAAGGACGAGCCTGATAACCACCGAGCAGCCTACAACCGTGGCTGGTACTTGCTGCGTCAGGGTCAGATACAGAAGGGCTACCAACTGCTGGATCGTGGCCGCATTGTTAACGTATTCGGTAACGCCAAGCCCAGCGTCCCCACTCAGCCGTGGGATGGTAAGAGCAAGGGCATCGTCATGTTGCACCTTGAGGGTGGCTTAGGCGACCAGATACATCAGGTGAGATACGCCAAGCTGATTGCGGATCGTGGCTGTAAAGTGATCGTGTCCTGCACTGGCCCACTGGCCTCCCTGTTTGTGGACGTTGAGGGTGTGTCTGCGGTTATCCAGCATGAAGCAAGCTTTGGCATCTACCATGACTTCTATGTGCAGGGGATGTCTGCTGTAGTGCCTCTGGGGCTTGAATTAAGCGATTTGTCTGGCAAGCCATACATCACGAAGCCTAAGACCATCAAAGCCCGTAGGAAGCGCATAGGGCTGCGTTGGCAGGGTCAGTCAGCCTTTGAGCATGACCACAACAAGAAGTTTCCGTATGAGCTGCTGTTTGACGCGGTCAAAGACGCAGATGCGGAGTTCATCTCCCTGCAACGTGATGAGGGTGCTGATTCGTGTCCGTCTTGGGTTAAACAAGTTCCGCTGGATAGCTGGGAAGATACCCGTGCTGCTGCGGCATCGTGTGACTTGGTGATCTCATCTTGCACCTCGGTCAGTCACTTGGCTGCTGCGATGGGTGTAGAGACTTGGGTTGTCACGCCGGTCATGCCATACTTTCTGTATGCCTTAGAGGGCGACACCTGTCCTTATTACGATACAATGCGGTTAATGCGTCAGGAAGTGTTCGGTGACTGGACTGCCTCCTTTGAGAAGATCAGAGAGCGTCTGGGTGAGAAACAAGCCTTGAGGAGAGTCAAGTGAGTCAAAAGTATCCCGGCGGTTTGATTAGAAAGACACCTCCCACCACTGTCGGCCCTGTCGATGGCGAGGGCGGCTCTGCGCCGGGTATCTGGACTCTGACTCAGGCACTGGAATTGAATAAGCAGGGGCTGTGGCCGAAGCCTACGTTGCTGTGGGAGTTGTACAGTTGGGGGCTTAACAGCGCGGGTCAACTCGGACAAAACAACACCGTTAACCTTTCCAGCCCAGTTCAAGTGGGGGCATTAACTACATGGTCAAGGGTTGCCGGTGGACGTACACACACTCTTGCCATTAAAACAGACGGGGCTTTGTGGTCGTGGGGAAGTGGTACTAGCGGCGGGCTTGGCCTTAACGACACAGTAAGCCGATCCAGCCCCGTTCAAGTGGGAGCATTAGTTACTTGGTCAAAAGTTGCTGGGGGAGATAACTTCTCCCTCGCCGTTAAAACTGACGGCGCACTGTGGAGTTGGGGAAACAACAATTATGGTCAACTTGGACAAAACGACACATCAAACCGCTCCAGCCCAGTTCAAGTAGGGGCATTGACTACGTGGTATCAGATAGCCGCAGGTTATCTATTTTCCGTTGCCATTAAAACCGATGGTACTATGTGGAGCTGGGGAACCAACTATAATGGCTGGCTCGGCCATAACGACACAGTTCTACGCTCAAGTCCAGTGCAGGTGGGGGGATTAACTACATGGTCTCAGGTTGCGGCGGAGAGTCAAAGTTGCGTTGCGATTAAGACAGACGGCACTTTGTGGTCTTGGGGGAATAACGCCTTTGGTCAACTCGGACAAAACGACACGGTCAACCGTTCCAGCCCCGTACAAGTTGGCGCGTTAACAACATGGTTAAGGGCTTCTGCCGGCCATTTCAGCTGCTTTGCTATTAAAACCGACGGCACTTTGTGGTCATGGGGACAGGGTACTAATGGTGTACTCGGTCTTGGCAACACCGCTAACCGCTCTAGCCCTGTACAAATAGGCGCATTGACTACGTGGTATCAAGTGGCTGCTGGTAGCTCCAACGCTCTTGCCGTTAAAACTGACGGCACGATGTGGTCTTGGGGGAATAACGGCGCGGGTATGCTGGGACAAAACAATGGCATTGATCGTTCCAGTCCAGTGCAAATAGGCGCACTTACTGGTTGGTTACGGCTACCAACAACGCTTTGCACAAATTCCGTTTTTGCCCTTAAAACACCTTAAATCAGGAGATACAAAATGTTCTTTGTAAAAATCGAAAACAACGAAGTAACCCAGTGCTGGGACACTCAGCCTCCTAGAGGCGAGTCAGGCTGGAAGTCAGCCATCGAAGTACGCCCTGCTCTGACACCTAACCGTCAGCAGTACACAGCTCACAGCTTTGACATCACCAAAGACCCCGTAGAGATCGTCTGGGGCGTGGTTGACATCACTGCTGAAGACCGTAAGGGTGGAATGCGCTCACAGGCTGCTGCTGCGTTCCAGCAAGTTGTGCAGGAAGAGATGCGTAAAGAGGTCGATGACTTCCCCGAAACTCAGTACAACGCTGCAACGGTTGACGCTGCTCGCATTGCCTTTGAGACTCGCGTGACTGCAATCAACGCAGCCACTACGCATGACGAGCTTGATGCGCTGTGAGACTGAACTTCTCGTATGACATGATTCCATCGTGCGCCTACATCATTCGTGTTGTGGGTAACGCTGCCTCTGAAGAAAAGGCCAAGCGGTGTGCCATGTCCTGCGAAAGAGCGAATCAGCCCTACGACTACTGGGATGCCTATGACGGTACGGGTGAGGGTATTAAAGAACCCAATCACCACAACGTCATCATGGACTGCATCAAGGTCACTGATCACTACCTGACCCGTGGTGAAGTAGCCTGTGCGTTGAGCCACATCAGTCTATGGGCAAAGTGCGTACTTGAAGACAAGCCGCTGGTTATCCTTGAGCATGACGCGCTGATGGCTAAACCCTACACGCAACACGCGGTATTTAACTCAATCTGTTATCTAGGCTCGCACGAACAGGTGAAACTTGGCTGGCAGGTATCGGCTACGCCACCTCACGCGACTGAGGGTGAGAATTACCACTTCCTGTGCCGCGCACATGCGTATGCGATTGACCCGGCTGTGGCAAAGAACCTGCTGGCCTATGTGATGAAAATGGGCATCTGCACCTCCCTTGATATGCTGATTCGTGCTGACCTCTTCCCCATCCATCAGATGGGTGTTTACGCATACAACGTGTATGAGAGCCGAGAAGAAACAACGATCAAAGGCAGGGCGTTAGAGGGCAGGGCAACCAAACGCAACGATGGGCTGGTGGTATGATCCCCAAGAAGGTACACCTTTCTTGGAAGACTAAAGACTTGTTAGACAGTAAAAGCCCGTTGGTTGTACACGGGGTTAAACGGCTGGTGGACTTAAACCCAGACTGGGAAGTGACGATCTACGACGATCAAGAGGTAGACGACTACCTTAAAACCCAGTTAGAGCCGCAGGTGTATGCCCTGATTGCCAGCAAGCACGTTGTGCAGAAGACTGACCTGTGGCGCTTAATTAAGCTGTATGAAGAGGGTGGACTGTACATTGATGTCGATAGGTTTGTGGATACACCACTGAATGATCTGGTGGGCGAGAACACAAAATGGGTCTTACCCACCTACCGCGACTACGACTTCTCCCACGACTTCATGATGACTGCGCCACACAATCCGGCTTATCGTTTGGCCGCGCAAATGTACATAGAGCGAATGAGTCAGGGGTATACAAGCGTTTATTTTCTTGGCCCTCAGACATACATGCACGCGGTAACGAAAACCCTGACCGGGGAAATGCTCAACACTGATTTAGGCATTGCAGCCTTTGACAGGCTCAGAGACATCATGAAGAGCTGCGGGTTTATAAAGACGTTTCGAGAAGAGCCACCCTATAATACAATCGTGTATCGAGGCGAGAACTTAGGCTTAGATTGGGAGCAGGAAAAGCGTAAGTTTTATGCAGAGTCAGGGTTACGACATTGGTCTGGGGACTGGTAAGATGAAGATTCTGGTGATGGGCTTACCCGGTTCTGGCAAGACAACCTTTGCCCGGTTCCTCGCTGAATACTTTCGTTGTGTGCATTTTAACGCTGATGACATACGCGAGAACGTCAACAAAGACTTGGGGTTCAGCCTTGAGGATAGAATTGAGCAGGCAAGGCGCATGGGGCATCTGTGCAACATTGCTGGCCGCTGGGGTTCGACTGTGGTTGCCGACCTTGTGTGTCCAACCGAGGAGACCCGTGAGGCGTTTGGTGCTGACTTTGTCGTGTGGATGAACACCACCAAGCAGGGCAGGTTTGAGGACACCAACGCGATGTTTGTGCCGCCTGCACACTACGATTACCGAATTGATGACTTTGCGATGCAGATGACGTATCACGCCAAGGAGCTTGCAAACCTGTGGACACAAAAAAACGCAGCATCCTCAAAACAATAACGTGGCGCATAACCGGCAGCACAGCGACTTTTTTGATATCCTATGCCGTCTCTGGAAGTTTCACGGCAGCAGGAACGATAGCAACGATTCAGCTTATATCTAATACTATTTTGTACTACATGCACGAAAGAGCGTGGAACCGACTGAGGAGTGAATCGTGGACATAGACGAACTCGCGTTACGCAAGATTATCCGAGAAGAGATGAAGCTGGCTCTGAAGGAAGTTGGTCTACACGACGAAGAGGCCGGTGACGATGTTCGTGATCTGCGCTCTTTGATTACCGATTGGCGCGGCATCAAGAAAACTGTCCTGAACACGCTGGCGAAAGCGGGCACGTTGTTCGTCCTTGGCCTGCTGATGCTGGGTGCATGGGGCAAATTTAATGGTGGCGGTAGCGAGTAATGCTTGATCCGGTTTCTGCTTTAGCTATAGCCACGTCTGCCTACAAAGTCATTAAACGTGGCATTGAAATGGGCCGTGAGCTTGAGGACATGGGCGGCCAGTTGGGCACGTGGTTTAAGGCTGTGTCCGATGTTAAGAACGCGGAAGAGGAAGCCAAAGACCCGCCGTTATTTAAAAAGCTCATGTTCTCCGGCAGTGTCGAGCAAGAGGCGATGCAAGCCCTAGTAGCCCGAAAGAAGATCGAGCAGCAAGAGAAAGAACTACGGGAACTGATAGTCTACAAATGGGGCGTTGAGGAGTACACGGCAATGATGCGTGATCGCGCCAAGATTAAAGACACGCGGGAAAGAGCGACGCTCAATCAGCGGCGCAAGATGCGTAAGTTTATTGCAAACACACTGACGATTACTGTGATTCTTGGCCTCGTTGGGGCAATAGTGGCTTTTGGTATCGGCATAATTCTAAATCTGGGGTAAATAGATGAACGAAAGTGACATCAAAGGCAAATTGACATTCGCCGTAACGCTGATGGTTTCCGCCACGCTGTGTGTCTCTGTCCTAGTCATGGTCATTGCACTAGTCTCTGGTCTCTGGTTTGACAACATCGACAACGCCGAAATATTCAAATTAATCAGTCCTGCTTTTCAGACAATTATCGGGGGCTTTATTGGCCTGCTTGCCGGGATAAAACTTGGTAACGGCGATGCTGAACCCCCTTGCCGAGGTAACAAATCATGTTAAGTTTAATATCAAGTTTGATGGGTTTTGCTGCCGGTGGTTTGCCGAAGGTACTGGATTTTGTGCAAGATCGTGGCGACAAGAAGCACGAACTGGCTCTGATGGCGGCGAACCGTGAGCGTGAGATTGCTCTGGCAAAAGAAGGCTTTATTGCCCAAGCCCGCGTCGAGGAGATTAAAACAGATCAAATTGCAATGCAGACACAAGCGCAGGAAAAACTCGCCATGTGGAAGCACGACATGAAGATCGGTGAGGGTGCGTCTACGTGGGTAATTAACCTGCGAGCCTCTGTGCGACCCGTCGTCACGTACTTGTTTGTGGGTCTCTTGATCGTGGTGGACGTTGCCGGCATCTGGTACGCCTATTCAACCGGCGTGGCGTTTGCACAAGCGATGGAAATGGTTTTCTCTGATGACGAGATGGCTATCCTTGCTGCAATCATCAGTTTTTGGTTCGGGTCGCAGGCTTTCTCCAAGAAATGAGTACATCTGAGGCGGGGATACAGTTGATAAAATCCTTCGAGGGTTGTCACGCCATGCCGTACAAGTGCCCCGCGACGTTGTGGACGATTGCCTACGGCCACGTGCTGTACCCTGACCAAGCGCGGTTGAAGAACGACGAGAGAGCCAACTACCCGCTCAAAACTGAGCACAATAGGACGTTTTCCGGTGATGAGATTGATACGTTGCTTGAGAAAGATCTACAACGCTTTGAGGCAGGGGTACTACGACTATGTCCTGCTGCTGCTGATAATCAGTGCCATCTTGACGCGCTGGTCAGCTTTGCGTTCAATGTGGGGTTAGGGAACTTGCAGTCATCTACCCTAAGAATGAAGTACAATCGCAGCGACTACGATGGCGCAGCAGAAGAGTTTCTGAAATGGAACAAGGCCGGCGGCAAGGTGCTGAACGGTCTAGTCAGACGTAGAGAGGCCGAACGAGCTTTATTTTTGTCTGGGGGTTAAATGTATCTTATAAGCAACATCCCGTATTTTAAATGCTGGGTGCGCAAAGAGTTTACTAACGGTCATCAAAACTACCACGGCGAGTATGTCCATGCGCTGGCAGTTGCGGTTACCACGATGCCGGATCGGTGTCTGTCGTTTCAACTGATCTTTACCGGGTGCGAAGCTGACGACGGCAGTCAACCCAACGTGCACGGCGGGGCGATGTGGGCACGTATGCCCATCACAGCTTTGGTTGGCGACATACCGCTGGAAGAGTGGCCGGAGCGCATGGAAACGCACTTTGTGCAGCCGTGGGATTGTAGTTCTTACCACCACAGTATTATCTCCATCGACCGGGCTAAACCGTCCCAGTGGATGTGCAAGATCAACAACGAGTTCTTCAAGGGTCGTTATTTGTTTACCGTTGACTACGCCGAGAGCGAGGTCTCCGAGGACCCTGCACAGCACAAGCAGACACACGTCCTCATCCTGACCGATGCTGGTAAATGGACGGGTAATATTGTAGCCTTGCCAAACAACAGAGTCCGTGTCACTAGCCCAGCTTACTGGGTAACAGGTGAAGGCGCACCGGACTTTAAACCTTCGCAGTGGATACACTGTGCGGAGCAAGACGATAGCTATCTAGACCCAGCAGTAACTTTTAACAATCTGTATGCGGAGAGCGAAAATGATGAAAGCTAAAGGTATGGCCGCTGGTGGTATGCCCATGACTACTAAAGACGGCAAGAAAGTCCCTGCGTTCGCCGCAGATGGTAAGGGTAAAATGGCTGCAGGCGGCATGGCTAAGAAGGGCTACGCAGCTGGCGGGAAAGCCAAAAAGGGCGGCGCTGCGGGCGGTAAATCTGCACCACGTGGCAGATAATGCTTAAGTCACTCACCTTAAAACCCGGCGTTAACCGAGAAAGCACACGGTACGCTGCGGAGGGTACATGGTACGAGACGGATAAAGTCCGTTTCCGTTTCGGCCTGCCCGAGAAAATAGGTGGGTGGCAGCGGCTCTCTGCAAGTACGTATCTGGGTGTCGCTAGATCGCTAACTAACTGGGCTACGCTCTCTGGGCAGAACCTGTTAGCGGTCGGTACTAACCTCAAATACTACATTGAGCGTGGGGGGCAGTATTTTGACGTTACCCCTATTCGCTTAACCACAGCTGCTGGGGGCGCTACTTTTGCTGCAGTAAACGGCTCGGCCGTACTGACCGTGACCAGCGCGTCTCACGGTGCACAACAGGGCGACTACGTTACGTTCTCTGCGGCGGTTAGTCTGGGCGGTAACATCACGGCTACGGTGCTAAACCGAGAGTACGTAGTCTTGTCGGTGCTAACTGGCAATACCTTTACCATTACGGCAACCGCAACTGCCAACGCATCAGACGTAGGAAACGGCGGCGGCGCGACCGTCGCGGCGTATCAGATACCAGTAGGCAACGAGATAGAAGTCCCGTTCAGTGGGTGGAGTGCAGGTCGCTGGGGTTTTGGTACGTGGGGCTTTGGCGGGGTAACGCTAGCCCCGATGCGGATATGGAGTCAGTCTAACTTCGGCGAGGACTTGTTCTTTACGTACCGTGGCAGCGCTCCGTTTTACTGGGATGCTTCGACTGGGGTTACTACGAGAGCGGTGTACGTATCGTCACTGGGCGGAGCGTCCAATGTGCCCGTGATCTCTAACATTGCGTTTGTATCAGACATATTCCGGTTTGCGTTTTGTTTCGGAGCCAACGAGCTGGGCGCCGCCCCGCTGGACCCCATGCTGATCCGCTGGTCTGACCAAGAGGACGTAGCTAACTGGACACCGACGGCGCTTAATCAAGCAGGTAGCCTACGTCTGTCCCAAGGCACCGAGATAGTTGCTGTACGCCAAGCGCGTCAAGAAGTGTTGGTGTGGACTGACTCGGCCGTGTACGGTCTGCAGTATCTAGGTGCTCCGGAAGTGTGGGGTGCGCAGCTGCTTGGCTCTAACATAACTGTGGTCAGCCCGAACGGTACCATCTACGCAAACAACGTTGCGTACTGGATGGGCATAGACAAGTTTTACTACTACGACGGTACAGTTAAGACGCTCCCCTGCACACTGCGTAGCTACGTGTTCAACGACATTAACAAAAATCAGTTCAATCAGGTGATATGCGGTACCAACGAGCAGTTTGATGAGGTGTGGTGGTTCTACCCTTCTGCTGGCGCCACGCAGAACAACCGGTATGTGGTGTACAACTACGTTGAGAACATCTGGTTTTACGGCAACCTGAGTCGCTCGGCGTGGATAGATGCTGACCTCAGAGACAACCCGATTGCGGCTACTTACAGTAACAACCTAGTTTCCCAAGAGTTTGGCGTTGACTCCAACGAGCTGGGTACAGCGACTCCAATTATAGCGACGATTACCTCGGGCGAGTTTGATATCGACGAGGGCGACAGGTTTATGATGATTAACCGCATTCTGCCGGACATGACCTTTGTGGGGTCTACCGCGGACGCGCCGTCGGCTACGATGACAATACTGCCTCTGCAGAACTCTGGCTCAGGCTACTACAACCCCCTGTCCGTTGGTGGCAACAGCACCGCTACAATAACGCGGATCACCACAGTGCCGATTGAAGAGTTTACTGGGCAGGTGTTCGTGCGTATACGCGGCCGGCAGATAGCGGTAAAGATTGAGTCTACTGGCCTTGGAGTGACGTGGAAACTAGGTAAACCCAGACTAGATATCCGCCCTGACGGCAGACGTTAATATGTCTAACACAAACAAGATAAAGAAAGTTCAGCCGCCTGCCCTGCCCGTAGCTCCGCAGCAGAACCCGATACGCGTGTACTTGGATGACCTTAACAACATCCTGCGTTTGTTCTTTAACCAAATAGCTAACACGTTGAACCTGCTCACCGGCGATACGGGCGGCGTGTTTATCAGTAGCCCGAACGGGTTGTTCTTTGATACCGGGGATCAGGCAATTGCGGTAATTAACACCGCGCAGCCGGTGCGCTTTAACCAGACGTACCTTAACGCTGGGGTGAGTATAAACGGCGCTACTACATCCGAGATCACGGTGGCTAACTCAGGTATCTATAACTTTCAGTTCACTGGGCAGCTGCGCAGTACGTCGGGCAGTAGCAAGGTTGTTTTTGTGTGGCTCAGGAGAAACGGCACTAACGTTGGGTATTCTGCGCGGGAGTACAGCATATCGGGTTCTGGTAAGGAGCTGGAGGTTAACTGGAGCTTTAACATTGATTTGCAGGCAGGGCAGTATATCCAGATAATAATCGCCGCAGACAGCACTGCGTTGCAGCTCGATACGGTTGCACCAACATCTCCGCACCCGGGGATAGCCTCAGCTGTCGTAGCCGTGAGCTTTGTTTCCGCGCTACCTGCCATTTTACCCGTGCTTCCTTGAGGTGAGTTATGAGAATTGATGAAGATGGGGTGGTTCGTTTTGACGAAGACGATTACATAGGCGGTTTACAGCCCGCACAACAGGACGTCTTTGGTGTTGCCCCTGCAGCTCCAGTTATTCCCAACGCAGCGCCGAATACAAACAATGCGCAGGATGTGCTGGACGCTTTTCAAAAAATAGCTTCGGTTGGGCAGACCATTAAAAATGTGGGTAGCGCGGCTAACACGGCCTCTGCGGCTACAAGACTGGCGGGTGCTGCGGATGCAGGTACTAAGCTATTCGGTTTTGACCCTGCGAGTCTTTTGGTTTCTGCGCTCACTAGGTTAATGTTTAACCGTAAAGCACCGAGCTACCTCGATTTAAATCCTGCTGTGCCCGTTACACCCGAAATGAATGCCCAGTCACTGTACGACTTACTGCAAAGCACGGAGGCGCAACCTTCAGAGTTTGGGGATACTGAGGGTCGGGATGCACGGTACATGGCTTTGTTTGAAGAAGCGTCAAGACTCGGGCTGGATGATATAACCAATGAACTGCTGCAAAACCCTTACATATCTAGTATGCAAGCAGCCTCTGGGGACACTCTTCCGGAAGGTTTTGTACGGGACAGTCAGGGTTTTGTCCGCGATGTCGCAACTGGGGGCTACTACAGCATTGTAAATGGCAAGCCATTCCCAAGAACCGCTCCGTTTTTCCCTGTTCCTATGCCCGATATAAGTGACGCTGCTGGTGGTGGTGGCGGCGGTGGCGGTGGTGGGGGTGGCGGTGGCGGTGGCGGTGTTGCCGGAGGTGGCGGGGATGTTACTGGTGGTGGAGCTGATGTCGTAGTTGGTAGCGACGGGGCAATTGTATCTGAACAACCATGGCGCTACGACGGTAATGGGAAACTGACTAACGTCTTAACCGGAGAAGTTAAAGAACTAGACCCCCAAGCAGCGGATTTAACCCTTTTTGAAGTAGGCGGTATGTATGGTCAAGCTAATTGGGAAAACATCCCTAGTAAACCAAAGTACACGTCCAAAGACATATTGGACTACATCGAACTGACATACATGGACGATGACAAGATAACTAATGAAGAGGCTCGTCAGATTGCCCTTGACGCCGTTACCAATGGAGTTACTCCTGAGCAAGTTGCAGCTGCAACGGGCGAAGACTTAGAGAAAGTAAAAAGTTATTTTCCCGGTGGAAGCAACGCTACGGGCACTGGAACTACTGGAACGGTAACTACTGGAACGGGAACTGCGGGCACTGGTACAACTACAACTACTGGAACGGGAACTACGGGCACCGGAACTACTGGCACTGGTACAACTACAACTACGGGCACGGGTACAAGTACAGCTACAACTACGGGCACTGGAACCGGCACAGGCACAGGCACAGGCACAGGAACCGGCACTGGAACGGGCAGTGGTTCGGGTTCGGGTTCAGGCAGTGGTTCGGGTTCAGGTAGTGGTTCGGGTTCAGGTACGGGCACGCCAACGCCTAGAGCAACAACTCCCGCACCGCAGCAAGGTATGCGGATGGAGCGTACAAAAAAGGCGGGTTTAGCAGAGATTGACCCTCAGTTTGAATTAGATTCGGGTCTTTTAGATAACTTGCTGCGGATATTGTCCAGCAAAGATGACAACAGTGCCGGGGTTCCTTATTATAGGGGCGGTAAAGTGGCGCCTTACGCCGACATAGATGAAATTATACGTTTGTTAAGAGGGTGACCACATGAACGAGTTTTTAAGGAATTTGATCTATGACGACGCCGGCAAGATAAGCCCAGCAAAACTTGCCACGGCAGGAGCGGGTTTGGCTGCGTTGTACGGTGTGGCTAAACCCGACAGCGGTATAGGTGAATTTATAGGTGCCAGCAGCAATCAGCGCCCCGTTGGCTACACCGGCGGTATCCCGGAGTATGGTATTACCAGATCACTAGTGCCCAATGCGTTTTCAACAATGACACCCGCTGGTACGCCGAGACGACCGGGCAGTGGTGGACGCCGGTACTTTACCGATACGACATATACTCCAACAGGGAACACAATGTCCTCTGCAATTAACCCAGTTAACGTACCGGCACAGACTCAAACGGGCGGTGGTACACCCACACCCACACCCACACCTACACCTATACCTACACCCACTACTGGTGGGTTGTTTGATGCGTTGACGCAAGAAGAGGCTCGGTCTCTACTTAGTACTTTATTTAATGACGATGGTACAGGTACAACGACGGCGGATACAGGCACAACTACACCCATTAAGTTCACGGACACGTCCGTTAATGACTTAATTTCCGCGGCCTATAAAAACTACGGTGGTATTGGGACTAATGCTCACCGTGTAATAGCCAAGCTAATGCGGGATTACGACTTACCCGTTGAGCAGGTTGCAAGAGTAACGGGGTACAAGCCGGAAGAAATACAAGCGGACTACGACGCGTTTAAGAATCAAGCGGCCGCGGCGACAACCACCGCAAAGTACTCCGACAAAGATGTGTTAGAGTTTATCAAAACCACCTACGGGCAGTACGGGGGTCCCGGGGTTAACGCGCACCGAGAAATTGCGAAAGCAATGAACCAGTACGGTGTTTCTCCGGAGCAGGTTGCTAGAGTTACTGGTACTCCTGTTGCTGATGTGACAGCCGACTTCAAAGCGTTTGGTTACGCTCAAGGTGGCACAATACCCGCGGGGCGTGGTTACTACTTGGGTGGCTCCACTGATGGCATGGCAGATGAAATCCCGGCAACTATTGATAACACACAACCCGCTGCGCTCAGTGACGGTGAGTTTGTTGTACCTGCTGACGTTGTTAGTGGGCTGGGTAATGGCAATTCGGATGCGGGTGCAAAAGTGTTATACTCCATGATGGATCGGGTTCGTCAGGCTCGTACAGGCACCAAAGAGCAAGGCCGTAAAATAGCCCCCAATAAATTTACACCCGCGTGAGGTGACGAAATGCCAAATGGCGTAAACACTACGGTAGAAGAATCCTCGCTGTCCAGTTTTGCGGGGCCTTATGTTACCCAGATGTTGGGACGAGGCGCAGCGGCATCAAACCTGCCGTACACAGCCTATGAAGGTCCGTTGACTGCTGGGCCGTCCGCGTTGCAAACGCAGGCATTTCAGGGGTTGGGGGCGTTGCAAACTCCAAGTGCTTCTTCCATGGCGTACAACCCAATGTCGTTTACGGGCGCTGCGTACACGCAGCCTTCTGCAGCGGCACTTGCTGGCGGTGCAACACCCACCTTTACACCTGCGTCAAACAACGTCGTACAGAACTACATGACCCCGTATTTGCAGTCGGTCTTAGACCCGCAGTATGCGGCTGCACGCAGGCAAAGTGAGATTCAACAGCAAGCACTCCAGAGCCAGTACGGTAGAGCCGGTGCCTACGGCGGATCACGTCAGGGTGTAGCTGAAGCTGAGCTGCAGCGGGGGTTGTTAGATCGTATGGCTGGGATCACGGGGCAGGGTTACAACCAAGCGTTTCAGCAGGCTCAGAGTCAGTTTAATACTGAGGAAGACCGTCGTAGACAAGCTGCCGAGCAGGCCAGCCGGTTGGGTCTTGATATCTTGGGGGCGCAGCGCACTGGTGGCGCCGAGCAGCGTGGTATTGAGCAGCAGGGTATAAGTGCGGACTTGGCGCAGTTCACAGAAGAGCGGGATTACCCGCAGAGGCAGTTGATGTTTATGCAGTCGTTACTGCAAGGCTTGCCACTGGAGACCCAGACATACGAAACTTATGAGCCTAGTGGGCTGCAGTCTGTAGCGGGCACCCTTAGCGCTAGTAATTCTATCTTAGAATTACTTAGAAAAGCGGGCATTCTCGACAGTGGGGCAACGGATACGAAAACGTCCAGTACGGATGCGCAAAAAGCGCGGGTACAAGCGATTATTGACGCGATGAAAGGTAAATAACGGGAGCTACAAATGATGCAACCACAAGGTCTAGGTGCGTTGATGCCGCAAGGTCAGCAGCAAGCTCCGCAAATGAATAACCCACGGCTTAACGCTGCCATGGATGTCGTTACCAGTGACGCAGAAGAGCAGATACTCGACCCGCGCACGTTGGCAATGTTGAAGTACAAAGATGCGCTGCAAGCGATGCAAGCTGCTGACCAGATGATGGCCGCGGCGCAGCCCCAGCCTATGCCCCCTACCGTTGCTGAGCGCACTAAACTTGCAGCCGAGCAGGGTATTGCAGGACTTGCCTCACGGCTGTCCCCGGGTATTCAACGCCAAGGCGGCAACATGCAGGCGCAACAGATGCAGCAAGCGATGAGTGGTGGGTTACCCCAGCTCTCTGCACCGAACATGGCTCGTATGGCCGGTGGCGGTATTGTTGCGTTTCAGGAAGGAGACCTTGTAGAAGGTGATGCTGAAGGGGCTCCGCGAGCTAAAAGTTTGCAGCGAGAGCAGGAGTTGATAGCCGCAGGGGTTCCGCCAGAGGAAGCCAGAAGTATAGCTCGAGGGGAGATGTATCAAGGTATGGGGGAACTTGCCATACCAACACTCGGCACAATGATTGACACCCCAAGAAGACTTGCTTTTGAAGAACTTCCCAAGGCGTACCGTGGTCTTGGCAACTTGTATTATGAGAATATCGAAGCGCCAATTCGTTCGGTGGCCAGCAATCTTTTAAAAGGCGCCACAGGTAGAGGGGAAACTCCGTCTGCTGAAGAAGTGGCTGCGTTATACCCCGCAGTTGAACAACCCGCTGCACAAACAGATGCTGCACCTACGCCGACAACCGAGCGCACGCCTACGTACTCCGTGACAGATCAAAACTTCAGAATGATGGGCGTTGACCAAGAGCAACCTATGTCTGACGTTGACCGACTACTTGCTCAACTGGGAACTGAAGCTGAAGGTCCAACACCCCGTGGCACTACCGCAGCACCTGACAGCGGGCTTGCTTCATTACGGGCAAAAACTGACGTTATCAGGGATCGCAACTTGGACCCAGCCTTCGTTGAAGACACTCGACGTGGTGTTGAAGATCGCGCCCGTGATGCTTACGCTGTGCCGGAAGAACTTAAAGCGTTGTACCAGTCTCGCATTGCCGCACTGGATAAGCCGATGTTTACACCGGAAGAAGAACGTAGCCGTGAGATTAGCGCATTGCTCTCTGGGTTGGCGAGTTCAAACCTTATTGCGCAGGGTGGCCCTGCCGCATCTCGTGCGGTTGCTGAAGTCAGTGACGCTATTCGAGCGGATTCCACTGCCCGGGCTGAACAGCAGTTTGAGTTGGCCTCAAGCTTAATGGATATGGATAGGCAAGCAGCGCAGCAAGCGTTTAGTGCGGGTCTCGACGCCACTACCACTGCGATGAACCAGCAGGGCGTTGCTCTGCAGATGGCAATCTCTCAGCTTAACACGGCTGATAATAATGAGGCTGCAGCAATAGCGGACTCAGCAGCGAGAAGGGTGGAGTACATCCAGATGTCTATTGAAGCTGCGCAAAAGGGTCAGAGTAACGCTGCCGAGGTTCAACGCAACTTAAGTGCCATGATCCGGTCGAATAACGATGACATCGCCAACTTGTTGGCAACGGGTTTCCCGGGGCAACCACCTTCTGCGGAAGTACTGACTGCAATAAACGCCATTAGAAACATCAACGCAACGCTCCAGTCTGCGTTTAACGCAGCGTCAAGCTCGGCCGGGTTCCCTATACCGGAAGTTAGAGGTGACACTGGCGGGGACGGAGTGATAGATTACACCGACCTGTAAATAACTAAACAGAGACATAGCGATGCCCATAGTACGTGTGCCAGATGGCAGGCTTGTTCGATTCCCCGACGATATGCCACGTGAAGAAATACGTGGCATTATTGATTCCAAGTTTGCTCCAGAACGCACCATAGCCGGTCGAGCCGGTGAAGTTTTTAGAGGTATCCCTCGTGGGGCTGTTGGTTTGTTGGAGACGGCGGCGACTGGTGCCAGTGCACTATTACCCGAAGGTCCTGAGAGAGCAGCGCGTGAGATGATTGCCCGTGTTGGGGAATCTGCGGCTGCGCCGTTTCAACCTAAGCCCGGTTACGAAGACAGCATTTCTGCGCAGTTTGGCGAGGCTGCTGGTAGCTTTGTACCTTTCTTGGCGGCGGGTCCTTTCGGTCTTGCGGGTCGTGCTGCAGCCACAGGTTTAGGCGCGGCGGCGGGTGCCGGTACAGCCCGGGAGCGAGCGGAGCAAGGTGGTGCCACAGATGAAGAACGTGCGCTGTCCACAGGGCTCGGTAGTTTGGTCGGCCTGTCTGAAGTTGTTGTACCCTTCCGAATCCTTGGTAACGCCATTGGCGAAGTGCCTGCATCCGGTATTTTGAACCGACTAAGACGTGCTGTACAAGCAGGTGGTGAAGAAGGTCTGCAGGAAGCCGCAGCAGAAGTTGCACAGAACTTAATTGAGCGTGGGGTGTACAACCCAGAACAGGGTGCGTTTACAGGCACCGGTGAGTCGTTCGGTTATGGCGCAGGTGTGGGCGGTCTTGCTCAAGGGTTGTTTGACTTATTTGCTCCGGGTAGAGGCAGGGCACCTGCTGCACCGCCAGCCGAGCCGGCTGCGGAAACTCAACCTGTTGAACCTGTTGCTCCGGAAGAAGACCTTACGACAGGGGAAGTACGAACGCCTACAGAAATGGCGCCGACCAGATTAACTCCCCCAGAAGACCCATTTCAAACAGCAGGTGATTCGATCCCACCTACTATGCGTCCCGCTTCTAGTTTCGTGGGCAGCCTTGAAGTTCCGGGGGCATCTCGCGTTAGCCCGTCATCTTTAGAAGTAGAGGGTGAACCTGATCGCTTTACGGCGTTACCCGGTGCGGAAGGCATTGCGCAGCAAGAAAGAGTGAACATTCCTGTTGACGATCTTGCAAGGGCTATACCTGTAACTCCAGAATCGGCGCCGGGTATTGCTGCCCCTCCACGTGCCCCAAGAGACCCGTTTGAGCAGGGTGACGTTGTATCCGAACAAACAGCGCCCGGTGTTGCTGCGTTCACTCCACTGACTCAAGCCGACCTCGACGCAGCAAAAGTTCCTAGAGGCACACCGGTTAGAAAGCGCGTAGTGAACAACGAGAACCCAGCACAGGTAAAAGCCGAGCTGGAAGCACTGGCTGCTAACCCAAACACCACACCTGAAGTTGCTGCGTCTATCACTGAACTGGTGGCTAGTAAGATTCCTGTGGTTACGCCGGCATTAGCAGCCGAGCGGACTGTCGTTCCCGAAGCTCAAACTGATGCTGCTTTTCGCTCTGAGTTTAGCGGATTGGGGGCAACGTACACCTCGAAGTTGAGCCGTCGAATAGCCGATACCAAAAGAGAGTTGGCGCAGGGAGAAAAAGTCCCCCAAGCTGATCGTTTCAGTCTCGGGGTAGAAATTGACGCGCTCCAAGCGGAGGTCGATAGACTGGAGGCACTACGCCCGGTTGCCCAACGCTTGGATGATTCTGACGCCTACCGCAACGTAAACAAGGCGATGCTTTCGGGGGCACGACAAGAGCTGGACGTTAGCGATCTGAGTCAGTCTGAAAAACTAGCGGCTGTGGAGACTGCCCGAGCAACAGGCTCCGCCGCAGAAGCATCGCAAAGTGTGCTGGACGCAGTTGACGCAAAAGAGGGTGCCCCAAAGACCATTGGAACAACTGCACCTGCGGCAGAACAAGAGTTCCGTGCCAATGTCACGCGGTTGATTACCAACGCGAACCAAGACAAGCTGGCAGAAGCGTATCAAAACATTGTTCGCGAAGCTCCCCCGACTGATGTAAGAGCCGCGTTGAAAGCGTTCTCCCTACCTGAGCAAGTTGCCATATACAACGAATACAACGCTATCCGGGGTCGCAGTAGCAGTGAGCTGGTGTTACCGGGTAGGTTTTCAGTTCAACCTAAGCGTGAAGAAGCGGCAGCAATACCGGCTAATGTGCGTTTGATGGATAGCGTTCGTCGTGGAAACTCATCGGGCAACATACTGCAGGGCATAGCCCAAGACAAAGACGTGCCTCAGCCTTTGCGTAACCTTGCGCGGTCTATGCTGCGTGCTGCACCAAACATCACAGTGCCCGTTATTGAACGTCGTTACGAAGAGCCGGATGTTGTCGGTGAGTATGTGCACCCACAAAACGGTGACGAAGCTATTTACTTGGACCCGCGATCCGAATCGTCTGCGCAGACGTTCCTGCACGAATTTGTTCACCCAATGACCGTCAATGCCATTGCTCGCGGCACCCCAGAAGGCAAGCGTGTAGTGCAGTTGTTTGAGCAGTACAAGGCGCAGCACCCGGAATCCAGTGCGTATGGTTTTACAAACCCCTACGAGTTTGTTGCTGAAGGTATAACGAATCCAAATTTCCAAAGCACTCTCAAACGCCAGAACTGGTGGGGTCGGTTCGTCGACGCTATTCGCCGTATCATTGGGTTACCTGCATCGCAGTCCGGCACGGTTGAAGAACTCATTGATCTCACAAAGCGCATGGGCGCAGCTGAAAGCGCAACAAGGGCGCAGCGAGCCGCGGAAGACGTTGTATTCGACGACACCCCAACCAACAACACCAAGTTCCTGCGGTTACAGGGCGAAGAGCTAAACTCCACTTCCAAACCTATGCGGTCAAAGCCGGTGCGTGATGCAGTGGCAAAGGTGATGGGTACCGAGTCAGGTTCCGCGACGGCGAAGGCCGGTCGCACGGTGTTGGCGTGGGGTCTCCCCCTGCCGGCGCTTAATGACTACGTGCAGTCGTACATGAGCAAAGGTGATTACAAACCTTTTGCCGACGCGATGAAGCGTTTCACAGAAACAGCGGTGAAGTTTGAAGGCGCAATGCGAGAGTTCGTTGACGGCATTACGGCGCAGATCACCCGTATGGGTGACTGGAAAAGAGCTAACGCAGACAAGTACGAGGCGTTTACCAACCTGTACTTCGGTGCCTCCCATGCACGTGTAGACTTGACCAAGCCCGAGAGTGACTACGCCAAAAACCCTGAAAAGCTCAGTGCCTATCGACGCCTGATGAAAGACTTTGTTGCCATAGGTCCATCTGGGCAGGCTATTTATCGGCAGATGCGGGCAATACACAACCGGCAGTTTAAGCAGATTTCTCAGCAGGTGTTTGACCGGGTGTACTCGGATACAAAGGACAAGGGCATGGCAACCCGCGTGCGAGACGCGTTCGTTGCACAGATGCGCGAGAAAGGTCCGCTTGAAGGTTACGCGCCAATGCTTCGCCCCAGCGGCAAGCACATGCTCAAGTACGTGATTAAAGGTGAAGACGCGTTCGAGATATTTACCAACCCCAATGACCGGGAAGCGCGTAAACAACAGCTCCTTGCCGAAGGCGTAAAAGAGCAGGACATTAAGTCATTCTTGGGGGA